CACCTTGAGTAGCTGAATACACATTATCTGAACTAGACAGATTACATGCATCAGTTGCAGTGGACATGCCAAGATCAGGAAGTGCTTGTAGTAAGTACAATCCGTAGGCATTAGCAGGAGCTGTAACAGTAAACAAAAGTTCAATGTCACCTTCCCACAATTTGAAATTTGCAGTTTTAGCCAACACAGCAGGTGTAGCTAAATAAGTGGCAATTGGATAATAAGTAGAACCAAGTAAATCAAAATACGCAGTATCAGTCGCCTGAAGTAATCCCGTAGAAAGTTTAACCCATTTGTCAAAAAACTTATCGAGAACCGCGGAGTTACCAACTCCGTCAATCTCCATAGTTCTTGGTACGGATACGACCTCTCCGGGCCTCCCTGTAACGATTGATCCCATATCACTTGATACTTGTAAATCCGACTCATGGGTCGGCTCAACAGCTGTGCTTGATGCTTGCATTTCAATTTGGTAAGTTTTCTTCTTGCTTTTATCCCAAGCAGGGACGCTTTAACCAGCAATTCGGTAGATAATCAGGAGTATCTACCTACCTCCATTGCTACCTTTTTAGGCCAAACGCGACACCATTGTCGGTTGTTCGGCCCAAGGGTAGCTACCTTTCATAAAATGATCCTCGTAAACTTCATACGGAAACACACGATACAATGAGCTATCTTTACATTCTGCTACCACAGCAGCTTTTTCAAGTAAAGGTACCCATTCATCGAATACTTCACGTCCATGAAAATACAATTCACGATATTGATTCGAAATGATAACAGCCATGTGATCATAAGTTGATAAACTATCTGATTTCACACAAAAAGATAAGGATTTCACTATGCTCTCAAGCAAAAGTGGAGCCTTCCATCTTTTTAAAACAGCATCATACCGAAAATGTCTTTTAAGAATGGTAACTTGCGTGATATCTTTCCACGCAACATCAACAATCGCGCTCTTATCAGCAGCAGTATATTTCATACCAAGTCTAGCAGTAATTTTAACTATAGCTTGAATATGGAACCAAGTACATGCCTCAGCAACGGAATATAAATTATCGTCTCCCATAAAGGAAGCCGCAACATTTGTCCGAAATAACGAAACCATAAGGTGTGCTGTTGTAAACAAACCTGGACAGTACGTGTCGGATAGAGGTGTTCTATAACCTTCACTCCGAGCTGACTCATAATAAGTAACACGAAAAATAAGCGAATTACAAACATTATTTGAATTAATAGTAATGTTTGAACCAGATGGATTTGGACCTACGACTAAAACTAAATCGTTTTTAATAAAACGTAAAGTAATACCGCACCCCAAAGCCAAATAATAAACTCTCTTAACTTCATACAATTGATAATTTGCAAAACTAGCAAATTGTTTCCAGACATAGCACTCAGCTATTCTGACTTCAAATGGTAAAGTTGAATCGTAGTCGGCGTAATCACCTTCTCCGATTCTATTTTTTGATCTTTTATGTAAGTGATCAACTAACTCATCACATGACATAGATGTTATATCTAAGCCAAGTAATTGTTCAAAGAACCAAGGAAATGCTTTCATAAACGCAACCAGTGGAGCAAAATATTTCTTTAAAAGAAAATTATAACCAACTGACATTGTATTAAAAACGCGCACCTTACATTTTTCATTCTTCTCAATAGATATTGGTTCATCTTTGAGAGTATGAAAACATGTAGGAACATAAACATCGTCCTTGTCAATGACTTCTAATATTTCTTGAATATGTTGTTCGAGTCTAGCATCCACATATACTTGTTTAGTATCATGGTCTAGAATAATGAACTCTTTCTTAGGTCTGCAGAACGGAGGTCCCGCAGAAGTCTTTAAGTTCACTGCATCAAAATCAGCATCTTCAACTCCCATCCAGGCTTCATAGTCTGAAAGAGGACGAATAGAATCCAAACCGGGTAAATTTTCAACACCAGCAAGGAAATCATCCGCAGCCTCTTTCCACCACCATAAAGGCGATTGAACAGGATTATGTAATAATAGTTGTCTGACATAGGGATCATTCCACTCGGGCTCGCCCTGTAAATTGGTAATCATCTTACCTTTAAAAACAGGAGCAGTCCAATAATCTTCAATTCCCTTAATTTCTTTAACCTTAAACTTAAATAAATCATGCATTTTAGTACGCATGACTTTAGTTTTTAAATGGCTAAGAGGAAAAGGAGGATTAACTGAACCTAAAACAAAACCAGTGTCAAAGCCTTTAGCAACAGCAACATTCAAAGATGAATTCAATGGTAATGGAGTCAATACGATTTCACGTAAAGACCCATCTTTAACCGAATTCCCTTCAAATGATCTAATTGTCGCCTCAGGCATCAAACCAAACGGTAAAACATCATTTAAAGCTCTTAAAGGACCTTCAATATCTGAAATATTTATCTCTTCTCCAAGACAAAAATCTTCAATACCGAGTCCAGCAAGACTTGTATTAATATGTTGAACATGGTATCCAAGAATACTTACATAATTCCCGTATCTACCCAAATAAATTCCTCCACAATCTCCATTTTCTTGAACAGAGTGAGGAATTCTCAACACATTAACACCCCACTTATTACTTTCTGCTTTAATCTTTGGCATTTTATACACAGTTGCCACATCATCACGCATAGTGACAAAGCTAACATCCTCAAATAAAACACCAATTTTTGCAAAACTAGTAGGTGGTAAGTGCTTCAAAAAATTTCCTTTTGAAAATTTTGGAGGAAGCGCAGTAACTGAAATTAAACAATACTCACGCCCCGGAACGAACACACAATTCTCTCCAGGTTGCACTCGCATAACAGTATTAAAACCATGCCGTGATATCATAATATCCACAGTAGGCACTGTTAACAAGCGCAATTCATCTAAACTTCCATATTCAACTTTCGGAACCATCAAAACATGTTTCGGAACAAGAATGACATTTCCACCAACAACAATCGCACAACAACCCGCCTTAGTGTTAAGATTGACAATCTTAACAATACGCGTAGTGATTGCGGTTGATAAATCTTCCATTGAAGTTGTAGGTGGGGGTAATTCTCCCATTGGTTCTCTTGTTATAGGAACTCTTTTGAACAAACCAGTTTTAGACCCAAGTACATTGGGCTCTGGTTGTTCATATCCGGTCGTATAACCTTGAAAACGAGCTACCTTTTTCAGTCCATAGCACACAGCTACAACTGAAACTAAAGCTCCCAAAACCATCTTCTTCCGCAAAGTTGAAGAAATTCCTTCTTCCCATCGCTTCTCGACTACCACTAAATTCTCAGGTCGTAAAACCTTTTCAACTATTCTAGCAGCGATCCTAGAAGGACGCATTTCAAATTGTATCATTGATAAACGTAACTCTAATTTAATACGAGCACGTAACAATCCCTCAGGATCTAAAAAATCAACAACTTCTTGATAATAATAAACAAATGAAGTAACTAAAACTACCCATAAACCATAGCCATATAAAACTAGAGCGAATAACGGAACATACCGATAATTAATACTCTGAGTTACAGGGCATGGATATGGAGGAGGATGAGCACCACTTGGTAAACAACACACCGGACATTGCGGTCCTGTGTAAGTCAAGCCAAGTAAGCGCTCACGCTCCTTCTTCAAATGTTCACTACTTTTAGCCAAAAACATTTTTGTAAATTCAACTATACTATTTATTTCCAAATAGGCATAGGGAAATGTTGTAAATGGATTCTTATCATCATAATTAGAATCATCATACAAACCAACAATAAAATCCCAATAATCATTTGAACCATCTAACTTAGTAACATCTAATTTACCTTGTACTGTTTTATACTTCTTCTTCACTTCCAAATTAACTGTCATAGGAAACCTACGCCAGAAAGCAAGAGGTGTAACACACCTTCCTGACAATCTTCCATTTGCAAAATTTGAAGAATATAAAACTAGCATAAAATTACAAAAAACTTTTCCTTTATTCTCCACAGCAGCTTGTTCAAGCTGATATGGAGCTTTATTAATAATTCTCATTATAATCTCCGGAGCAGCAGCATCTGAATAGCCAACTATACCCGGAACAGCATCAATGTCATCACAAAAGCATGTATGCTGCGCACTTGTAGCACCATCCCAGAAATTTCCATTTCTTTGAACAGTGTAACGAGTGCCAATATCTTGAGAAAGATCGTTACTAAAAGAAAACGCTCTTGCAAGAACATCACACAAATCACTTTTCCCAGCGCCTGGTGAACCCCAAATATACAAACCAAAAGGTTGTACTCTGTATTCACCAGCACGCTCACGAGCTTCACAATCTCGAATTGCATTCTTTAATTTTTCAACATAATCTGATACGTGTCTCAACAGCACAGCATCAGGAAAAGATTCTAATCTCGATAAAATTGCTTTCGCTTCTTTCAAACTTTCACGCATCATATCAGCACGATGTCCATCAGACATCTGCGACACTATACATGAAGGATACTTCCCATCTCTCATCTTACTACGAAACTCCTGTTCAGTAATAGGATGAGCGGGATCTAATCGAATTGAAACATCGTTCATGAGAGTCTCACACTCAAATAACCACATAGCAACTGAATCTTTTTTCCACAAAGGACTCCAATCACCAGTCGAAACACAACTTCGAATTGTCACGGCAGCTTGCCGCACAAAATCCATCAATTTACTGAAAAAAGATTCTTGATCTTTACGATTAATAAAAATCTCAATCTTTTCTTTAAAACGTTTTATTGTCCAAACATCAAATCCAAATCCCATGGACGCTATTAACGAAGTTAAACTTAACATCGAAAATACATCCCACGCGGATCTACCAATATCTGTTTGAAAAATATCAGAAAATTGTTCTACAAAAAATTGTCTCCATCCTATCTCAGGTCCATCAGCTTGAAAAGCTGCTGAAGCTTGAGACATTAATCGATTTCCCCAATCCTTAATAGAACTATGCACCATCTTTGCATCAAGTGCATTCAACACTTGTGCAAATTGTAATCCCAACATCGAAAATGTTGGACATTGAATAAATGAAATAAAACCGACAACTGCGGACACTCCTGCACGAAAATATGCAGACTCTTGTCCTGCACTATTAATTTCTGCTAGCGCTTGTCCAACAAAAGTCATCAATTTTAAATCAACAGGTCCGGCTTGAAATCGTCTAACCTCTTTAACTTGTCCCTGTGGTCCCCTCTTCGGAGCACCACTTCCAACACGACCTAATGAATCAAATTGCTTACGCAATATATCAACACTAGCCATATTTTCGTCACTTGGATTTTTAACTGCTCGCGAAACCGCGGCAGTCCAATTCCAATATAAATCACGTAAAGATTTTTTGTGCTTCGGGTCTCTCACCTGAGACACAAAATCTTCTAACTGATCTACACTTGAAATTGATCTACCTCCAATAGATAGAGCTAAAAACGAATGAAATCCTTTAATTGAAGGACGAACTGCTACATTACCCCGATAACTCATATCGAGAGATGTAACATTCGCTTTACTAACCATGTCTTTAACTACCTTCTTTGAAGCAGTATTGACAAGATTAGTATTCATCAGCAACCAAGCTGAACGATT